CGACTGGAAACTCATCGCCGCCGACGATTACAACGGCGACGTGTCCGGGGCGATCGCGCTCGGCAAGAAGGCACTCAAGCGTCCCGACCGCAAGACCCTGTTCAAGCCGTGGCTTGCCAAGTGGCTCCGCGGGATCCTGGCCTACGACGCCGGCACCCTGTACCGGATGCGGAACCGGGCCGGGAAGCCGATCGGCCTGAAGGTCATCGACGGCACTCTCATCGCGCCGCTGCTCGACTACTGGGGCGACTCCCCGGACGCCCCGGCACCTGCCTACGTCCAGTACGTGCAAGGCCTGCCATGGGACTGGCTGACCCGCGACGACATCATCTACGAGCCGTACGACCCGCAGGACGACTCGATCTACGGCCGGGCGCCGCTTGAGGACATCCTCCTCAACGCGAACACCGACATCCGGTTCCAGGTCTACTTCCTGCAGCGTTTCACCGAAGGCAACCTGCCTGCCGCGTTCGCGTCTGCCCCCGAGTCGTGGACCCCGGACCAGATCGAGCAGTTCCAGGATTACTGGGACGGCTTCGTCTACGGTGACCAGTCCCGCAAGCACCAGATCCGGTGGATACCGGGCGGCAGCAGTTTCGCATGGTCGGACGAGAAGGAGTTCACCGACCATTTCTCGCTGTTCCTGATGCGGAAGACCTGCGCCGCGTATGCGGTAGTGCCCTCTGACCTGGGATTCACCGAGAGCGTGAACAGGTCCTCAGGCGAGTCGCAGGCTGACGTGCAGCACCGCGTCGGTGACCTTCCCCTCGCCCACCACGTGATGGACATCCTGACGGCGTTCCTGCAGGACGACCTCGGGCTGCCGGTCAAGTTCATCTTCGACCTGGGCGAAGAGCAGGACGACCGGCTCAACCAGGCGCAGGCCGACGAGATCTACATCCGCAACGCTGTTGTCGGTTCTTCCGAGGTCCGCGAGATGCGGTTCGGGCTGCCGGAGCCGGAAGGCCAGACGGTGCCCCGCGGGTTCTTCACCGAGCGGTCCGGGCTCATCCCGCTCAACTCGGTGCTCGCAGTGTCGGGGCCGGTTGATCCTGCTACCGCCGCTCCCGAACCGGGGGCACCGCTGCCGCACACGGTGTTCGGCGGCGTGGAGGGCGTGCTGCCGAACCCGCCGATCAAGGTCATGAGCCTGGCCGAGCAGGAGTACGGGCCGGGCGCGATGCCCCCTGCGCCTCCGCCTCAGCCGAAGATGACGCCGGATGAGGAAACCCCTGAGCAGGGCCAGCAAGTCGCCAAGGAAGGCGAAGGCGCCCCGGCTGCCGGCATCACCGCGGACACCGGGATCTACTCCTATGACCTTGACGGGCACGACGACGAGGACGAGGAGAGCCCGCAGCACCGCTCCCTCCCGGCCGCGTATGCAGTGGCTGAAGACGTGGCCAAGTCCGAGATGGCCGCATTCCGCCGCTACGCCCGCGCGCGCCGCAGGGCGGGAGAGTGGCGCGACTTCCGGTTCACCGAGGCCGATCCTGTCACCGCTCACCGCCTCAACGACAACGGGCGCCTGGCCGTCCGCAAGGCGGCAGGCGAGATCGCGGTTGCGGGCCTCGCCGTCCTCGCCGCGGACACGGGCCGTGTGCTCATGCTGCAGCGGGCCATGGACCCGGATGACCCGGCTGCGGGGAAGATCGAGTTCCCTGGCGGCCACCTGGAAGGCGACGAGTCGCCGCTGCGTGCCGCATGGCGCGAGTGGGCTGAAGAGACCGGCACCATGCCGCCTCCGGGCGTGCAGACGGGCGAGTGGACGGCCGGCGGAGGGATCTACCGGGGGATCGTGTGGACGACCGAAACCGAGACGGACGTGCCTGTCCGCGGCGGGACGGTAATCCCCAATCCTGATGACCCGGACGCCGATCAGGTTGAGGCGATCATGTGGGTCGACCCGTGCGACCTCCCGGGCAACCCGATGGTGCGTGACGAACTCGCCGCCTCGCTCGGTGACGTGCTTCCGCTGCTCGGCTGCGAGCCGGAGGAGATCGCCGCGGCGAAGGCGGCTGATGTCCGCCCAAAAGCGCGGGCGGTCCTCGTGACTGGCCGGGCTGGAAGCTAGATCTCCAGGCCGCCGGCTACTGGGCTCCGAAGGTCACCGCAGCAGCACAGCAGGCGCTCCCGCGCGGGCAACTCGACGTCATCGCCTCTGGCTACATCGCCGGTCATCCGGACCAGGACGGCGGCGCTCCGGGCAAGCGGGACCGGAACGCCGCCGCCCTCTCATGGCTGCTGAAGCGCGGTACTAGCGTTCCGATGGACGGCGCGGCCGCGGGTATCACCGCGGACTCGGTGCTGATCGGCGGGGCATCCGCCCATGCTGCGATCACCGGCAAGGACGATGCGGACACAGGCGGCTGGACTCCAGGTGACACCAAGGCGGCCGAGGCCGCGGCGGAGGCGCTCGGTCTCGCCGCGCTCCTCGCATCCTTCGGCTCCGGTAGCGGGGACCTTCCGGATGTCGCCGGGGACATGGAAGACGGCTACCTCAACGTCGTCGCCCGTGTCCTCGCCGGATGGGACCCCGAGACCGCCGCGGCCGAGCTCGGGGACATGCTCGAAACCGCGGTCGCCGACGGAGCCTATGCGGAGGCCCTGACCGTCACCCAGATCACCACCGTGTCCGGGCAGGCTGCACTCAGCCTCTATGCGACACAGAACGGCCTCCTCGTCCAGTGGGTCACCGACGGCGAGCATCCGTGCCCGGTCTGCGTGAGGAACTCGGCAGACGATCCCCGGCTGCCGGGGATCCCGTTTTCCAGCGGCGACACGTCAGTGCCGGCTCACCCGAATTGCAGGTGCGCGGTTCTGCCTGCCGGAGCGTACGTAGCGGGAGCGGAAGGCTAGGAGTCATGGCGCGGCACTGCCGTCAGTGCGGGGAAACAGTCCGGGACTGCGAATGCTGGGACTGTGACTGTGACCCGCCGGCACCCGGCAACGACGATCCGGCAGGCGATCCCGATGGCAGCGAGGAGACCGGTGCCTGACTCGACAGTCCGCGTGAAGGTTGACCTTGACGAGGAAGCCCTGCGCGACCGGATCATCGAGGTTATCGCAGGGCACGCGATCGTGAAGCCGGGCGAGACTCTCGTCATCCGGAGTTCGACGTGGACCCCGGACCAGGCGGACCAGTACCAGGAATACCTCGACGCGCGGCACGGCTGCGGCGAGATCCCGTTCCGGGTGCTCGTGGTCCTCGGGGACGGACTCGCGGTCGCGAAGCCGGAGACGGAAACCGTCGTCACGGTGCATGCGACGGGCATCGCCAAGGATGCGGCAGCCCGCGTTGAGCGCGGGCTGGCGAAGGCGGCGCGGACGCGCGGCACCAACATCAAGACGATCCTGACGTAGGACGCGGCGCGAATGCGAGATCAGCCATCCACATTGTCGGCGGGTCGACGCCCCAGCACGGGTCAGCCGCCGTCACCTGGTAGCGGCTGCTGTCCTGGCCGTTGCGCAGTATCAGGTAGTCGCCCGCCCTCGGCGTCGGGCCGGTCCAGCAGGAGATGTGACCTCGCCGGCCGGCATCCTTGGGCTCGAAGGCGTAGTCGATGCGTGTCAGGTCGTAAGTCTGCGGGCTTGGCATCAGGCTCACACTCTCTATCTGTCGCGCCGTTGCGGAATTCTGACATCGGCGCCCACTCGAATTTCGTCCCCTCAGGAAGCGTGCCGTCGAGCAGCGCGTTGAGATGAGCCTCAAAGGCGCGCAGGCGTTCCGGCAGCGCGGCCGAGTAGACCTTCTCCTCAGCGGCCAGCGGCAGCGGCCTGCCGTCCGCAGGCTCCGTGTCGTACATGACCTGCCCGCCTGGCCCAGGGATGACCTTGGTGACGCGGACGCGAGTTGTCTCGGTGCCCCGCTTCAACTCGATCACGTCCCCGACACCGAGCCACTCGTGCGGGAACTGCGGCCACAAGCGGCTCGCATTGGCCTCAAGGTCGTACGGGATCAGGTCTTCAGGGTCTTCGCTCACTTCCTCATTGTGACGGAGGCGGTGCAGTGGACGGCGTTCCCGGATTCGAGGGCTCTCTCGGCCCGCTCACCGACGCGGAGTGCTGTGCCCCTCACGTCTACGCCCGGGACATCACCAGCGGTGCGGGGAACTGCGTGTGCGGATGGTGGCTCGGTGCCGACCTTCACACCGAGGCTGCTCCTGGCGTGCCCATCCCGGACACCATGCGGCAGGTCCTCAAGGAAGCCGCGGAGCCGCAGCGGTACGTCCTCGGGATCGCCTACCAGGCAGGCCGGGATCCGCGCATCGCCAAGGGGCAGGACGGCGGCCGGGATTTCTTCAGCGAGGCTGAACTCGAAAAAGCCGCCTGGGAGTTCCTCGCCAACGGCCCGCGTGTCGGCGCGTTCCATCTTGACGGCACTGACGGCGACGGCTTGGCCACGGTGGTTGAGAGCTACATTTACCGCGGCCCCGACTGGGATCTGGGTGACGGGATCGTAGCCAAGGCGGGCGACTGGCTTCTCGGCGCGATCCTGTCCCCGGAAGCATGGGACATGTACCAGCGCGGCCTCGTCACGGGCTGGTCTCCGCAGGGCGTCGCACGGCGGCGCAGGCTCAGCCCCGCAGCCTAAGTCCCGGTTTCCGCGTGACGCAGGTAAGCGTCCAGCAACTCATCTTCCCCGCCGCAGATCATCCGCGCCGCAGTTGCCGCCCTCGGGTCATCCGCATGCCGCTCCAGCCACTCAGCCATCGCCTCGGTGTCGAACGACATGCAGGCCAGCAGGTACACGCCGCGCATGAACCCTGATCCTGAGTTCCGCAGGATGCCTGTCGCGCGGGAGATCTCATCAGCGCTCACGCCCGCACTCTAACCCCGTGAGGGAGGCCCCGTGACGACCCCTGCCGAGGACGACTTCACCGAGCTTGTCGACTTCCACCCTGACCGGGTGGACCTCGTCGGCAAGGGCGCGAACGGCATCCCGCGCTTCCTGATCGCCAAGCAG